CTAACCGCTAAAGACATTAAGACTATAGAGGTACATGGAACGCTTGCCAGGGGATACTCTTCAGGCAGGCGCCATAACAACCTTAATGCAATCGGTTATACTGAGCTATAATTAGCCAAAGTTAGTAGATACTAACGGTTAAACCTATCAATTACTTAGTGGGTAAAGTATGGCCAGGCCTAAAGGTGTGCCAAATAAGAACAAGCGCGGATTATTAGGAATGCTTAAACAGCAGTATGGAGACGACTTCCACCCTATTATGAAGATGGCTAAGAACGCGGTAGAGCTTCAATCAATACTAGATGGATTAGACGGCAAAGAGATAGACAAGCTCTTTGTTGGGTTGAAGATGAGCATCGACGCATGGGATAAGATCGCGCAGTACACAGAGCCTAAGCTGAAGGCTATTGAGGTATCAGGCGAGATTAAGACCAGGCCTATACTGGTTGATCTATCAGGTGGTGAGCTGACAAAGGAGTTTGAAAGTGACTCAGACGAAGCTGATAACTAGATTCAAAGCTGACGGTGAGATACTAAATAACTACGTTGAGGATGAGTCGCCACGTGTATTCATCATGGGGCCATTAGGTAGCGGTAAGACTCAAGCCAGCTGTTACAAGGTAATGAACCTAATTAAGTCTCAAACTTCCAACAAGCAGGGAGTTAGGCGGTCGAGATGGTATGCGATACGGAATACATACTCTGATCTACTAACTACCACATGGAAAGATTGGATGGAGTTGTGGGAGCCATTAGGCAGGGCGGTAAAGGGCGGATCAGAGCCGCCTACTCACTGGCTAGACTTTGATTTGCCTGATGGTACTAGAGTAGATGCTAGTGTCATTTTTCTTGCTATGGACATTCCCAAGGACGCAAGGAAGATACGCGGGTCAAACTGTACTGGTATGTGGCTTAATGAGGTTAAAGAGCTGCCGTATGAGATAGTAGCCCCGGCATTCTCTAGGACTGGTCGATTCCCACCCGTTAAAGCCGAGGGCTGTCGATGGAGGGGTATCATCGCTGATTACAATGCTTGTGATAATGACCACCCGCTGTATGAGATGGCAGAGACTGAGCGACCTAAAGGCTGGAGCTTCCATATTCAGCCTCCTGCCGTCTTGCGTGATGGTGATAGGCGGGATTTCATGGGCAAGCAGATATGGAAGGTCAACCCAGACGCAGACAATGCCAGTAATCTACCTGCCGACTATTACTCGGAGCAGGTTAATGGTGCCAAAGAGGATTGGGTAAAGGTCAATCTAGCAAATGAGTATGGCTTTGTGGCTGATGGTAAGCCTGTATACCCTGAGTTTGTCGATCATGTACACGTAATCGATGATTACACACCCTCCAAAGAGCTGCCTATTCATATAGGTATTGATTTCGGTAGAACGCCAGCCGCAGCACTGATGCAAAAGATACCATCTATCAACAGGTATATAGCCTTTGACGAGTTCTTAACCATAAATATGAGCGCGGCCAAGTTTGCGCCGGAGTTCAAGAAGTACTTAGATACTAACTACCCTGGGTTTAAGTTCATAATCTATGGCGACCCGGCTGGCGATAAGGCTGGAGAAGCTGTTGAAGAAACACCAATGAAGATACTGCGCAAGAACGGCATACAGTGCCTGCCTTGTGAGACTAACGACCCGCTAATTAGGCGGTCATCGATTATTAACCCTATGACCGACTTGAGGATGGATGGCAGACCCGGCTTCTTGATTACAAAGAAGTGCGCCATGTGGCGTAAAGGCCTGGCTGGTGGCTTCTGCTATAAGCGCATACAGGTTACTGGCGAAGAGAAGTATGGCGACCAGCCCGATAAGAATAAGTACTCGCATATCTGCGAAGCTGGGGAGTATGGCTTAATGGGCGCTGGTGAGGGTAGGGAGGCTGTAAAGAGCGGCATACCAATGGGCAATTCGTTCGTAGCTCAATCTGATTTCAGTGTATTCTGATGGATAAGGCAACCAAGATCACAGAGAAGTGGCATATCATATTCACTCGCTCTGAATACAAACATTGGCTAATGAAATGGCTACAGCCTGAGTTTCAACACTGTTACGCGGTAAAGGAATCACCCGGGGGCGAGTTCTGGATGGTAGTCAATAACACTGCGGCACATACAGCGGTCAGGCTGGAATCAAAGATTGATTACCCGCATATACGACTATTGGCGCCAGACTGTGTAATCCTAACCATTCAGGCTATAATACGACCAAGTAATAATAGGCACATGCTCTGCGTATTTACCTGCGTAGAAGTGTGTAAATCACTGCTAGGGATCAAGGCGTTTTGGTGCTGGACGCCCTACCAATTATATAAGAGGCTGGCACATGGTTGATTCAGTAGCTAAAGAAGCAGGCAGGTTTGCAGAGACAAGCGCGAAAGGGTTTGGCTTACAGAAGGGAACAGTTGCAGCCGAGAAAGCTTTAGAGCGCAAGACTATCCGTACAGGTAAGACCAAAGCAGAGCGGGAAGCAAAGGAAGCTATTGCCAAGCAATCACAGACTGAGGCAGCGGCATTGGCTGAGGCTGATGATGAGATAGCCCGCAGAAAGGCCGTAGCAGGCAGTAAGCGAGCAGGCCGAGGCTCATTGATACGCTCAACTGGATCGGGCACGGCAACTAACTTAGGTGGTACCGCTTAATGAGTCATAACGTCGAGAAGCTACTAAAGCGCTTCGGTGCTGCAAAGGCCCGCCGCGAAATGTGGCGCTCACTGTTTCAAGAGGCATACGATTATGCGTTACCTCAGAAAGAAACGTTTAACTTCCATTCGCCGGGGCAGAAGAAGAATCGGCATATCTATGACTCAACTGCCCCTATGGGGGTTAGAACCTACGCAGCCCGCCTGCAATCAGCGCATACACCACCCTGGCAGCAATGGTTCGATTTCGTTGCTGGTACAGACACTCCAAAGGGTGATAGAGATCAGGTAAACAAAGATCTGGAGCAGTCGACAGAGATATTCTTCAACCACTTGAATGAATCAGACTTTAGTAATCAATCTAACGAGTCTGACCAGGATCTAGCCATATCAACCGGGGCTATGTTCTTTGAGGAAGGCAATGAGCTTGAAGGTGAGCCACTATTTAAGTTCACCTCTATTCCACTAGCCCAGCTTTACCTTGAGCCTGGTGAGGGTATGCGCAATACAGGCTGGCGCGAACATGAGGTGCAGGTGCGTGATCTTCCCTCTATGTGGCCTACTGGTGATTTCGGCAGTGACCTAGAGAAACAAATCAAGGATCAGCCAGAATCTAAGGTGATGATCGTCAATGGTGTGGTCAAGCAGGATGGCGAGTTTCATCAGGTCGTCATATACGAGGCCAAGAAGCAGCTAATCTTCACTCAAACCTTTGATACTAGCCCACTAATCATATGGCGCACCAATGTAATACCCGGTGAGACGTATGGTCGTGGGCCTGCTATCGATGTATTGCCTGATATTCGCACTGTTAACAAGGTTAAAGAGTACATCCTTAAGAATGCCGCTATTCAGATGACCGGTATTTATACAGCCAACTCAGATGGCTCATGGAATCCCCATACTGTCACACTGGCGCCAGGGTCTATTATCCCTGTTAGCTCAAATAGTAATCAGAATCCATCACTTAAGGCGCTAGAAAATAGTGGCCGCCTTGATGTGGGTATGCTGATACTCGAAGACCTCCAAGCTAATATCAATCGGGCATTCTTTGCCAACCCATTGGGTGAGGTGTCCGACCCGGTTAAATCTGCTACTGAGCAAATGTTGCGCACTCAAGAGATGTTGCGGACTGCTGGTGCTCAGTTTGGCAGGTTAAACACTGAGAAGATCAAGCCTATTGTTGAGCGTGGTGTGGCTATACTCGCTGCCAATGGACGTATGCCGGCTCTAAAGGTTAATGGCAAAGAGATTACCATTCAAATGCAGTCACCCTTAGCCAAGGCCGAGGCTATGGAAGAGTTTGGTAACTTCCAGGTATGGCTATCTACTATGCAACAACTGCCTGAGCAGGTATTAGCGCTCGGTGGTCAAGTAGAGAACTTCCCCGCATGGACTGCCGGCAAGCTAGGATTGCCAGTAGCTGAGCTAGCCCGTACTAAGGAAGAGATAGAAGCAGCAGCTAAAGTGATAGCCCAACAAGCCGCACAAGCACAACAACAACAAGGAGCGCCCGGTGTCCCTACAACTCCAGGAGAATAGTATTGACGAGTTTCTTGATGAGGGTCTAAAGCAGCAGCAAGCTTTTAAGACTCTTGTCGAGAAGGAAGCCATTCGTGTTCACAAAGTCTTTGCACAGAACGAAGACGGTCGCGAATTATTAGAGCATTGGAAGAGCAGCTTAATGATGTTGCCATCAGCCGGCCCTAACTCAACGCAGATTGAGATTGGCATAGCTGAGGGTATTAAGCAGTTCGTCCGCAATATCATCATTCAGACGAAACAGTTTGAAGATGCAACCAGTGGAGAAAAATAATGACTGAAGAAGCAGCCGTTGAAGCAGAAGACAATAGCCAAGCCGTAGCCGATGCTATTAACCG